ACACTCAGATAAATACTTTTCTAACTGATAACCTTATTACATTCTATAAAACTTTAGAAGATACAGTTAGATTAGATTTAGACAAACAGAATGCTTATACTGTTATCTTAATTCAAAACGGTAAGAGTACACAGATAGTTGTTAATGGTGGAGGAGACTCTACTATAAAAATTACACAGGATAATTAATATGAAGTGGGCAATTACTTTATTAACTCTATTAACTTTACCTCTCCTCTTCAACAGTGTACCACTTGAAGTACTAAGACTCAAAACATTTGATGCTCTTGTTACAACTCCAGAACCTACTGGATACTTTACAATCCTCAACATTGACGAACAATTCCTAGATGAACAAGGTGGATATCCCCTGCCTAGAGAAACACTTGCAAAGATTCATAACGATATAATAAACAAAGGTGCATTAGGTGTAGGCTGGGTTATGTTATTTCCACATCCAGATAGACTAGGTGGAGATGATGAGTTTTCTAAAGCTTTACAAAGCTCTCCAAGTGTCATAGCTATGCCAGAAATATCTAATGGTGTTTATCCTGCTACACACGGTACAGTTATCAAAGGACCAATAGTATCTTTACCAAAAGCTCAAGGCTTTTTAGAGAACATAGAACCTTTAAAACAATCAGCTAGTCAAGGTGCTATATCTGCACCAGTAGATGTAGATAATTTAGTAAGGCGTATACCTTTACTACAACAAACTAATAATGGGTGGGTTGCTTCGTTTGGAACAGAAGTTTTAAAAATACTAGGAGGTGGTCGTACTTATCAGATTGTCACAAATCTGAATGGAATAGAACAGGTTAGAGTTAGAGGTATTCCGCCCATTACCACTGATAGTCTAGGACGTAAATGGATTAGTTGGGTTGATACACCACAGACAACACTATCTGAAATGAATGTAGAAGGTAAGTTTGTCTTTGTAGGTTTTACAGCCAAAGGTATATCACCACAACTTGCAACACCTATAGGCTTGTTAGAACCTCATAAAATACAAACAGCTTTATCAGAAAGTATGTTGATGGACACACCACAAATACCAGACTATAGATTGTTTGTTGAACTATTATTATTAATAGTCTCAGGCTTACTCACAGCTCTTGTAATAAAATATCTTGGTATCACTAAGGGTGTTATATCATTCTTAGGTTTGTTCTCTTTTATGGGCTATATGGAGTATCACTTTGTAAGCTATAATATCTTGATAGACTTTACATGGTCTCTAATAAGTATGACACTTATTGCTACCTTACAATTCTATTTAAACTTTAGAACTCAATACAAACTTAGACAACAAATCAAGAAACAGTTTGAACATTACCTTGACCCAAGACAAGTCAAACAACTACAAGATAATCCTGAACTTCTGAAGTTAGGAGGAGAACGAAGAAGATGTACGTTTTTATTTACAGATGTTCGTGGCTTTACAAGTTTATCAGAGAAGTTAGAACCTGAACAAGTCACAGAAATTATGAACAAAGCATTAACGATACAAGCTGATGCAGTTAAAAAGTATGACGGTATGGTTGATAAGTATATTGGAGATGCAATGATGGCTATCTTTAATGCACCAATAGATGTTCCTGAACATGAGACAAAAGCCATTCAAGCAGCCATAAAAATAAAACAAGACATGATTGACGCTGACCTAGGTATTGAAATAGGTATAGGTATTAATACTGGTGAAGCTGTTATAGGAAATATGGGAAGTGATACGAGATTTGATTACTCTGCAATTGGTGATGCTGTAAATTTAGCAGCAAGATTAGAAAGTTCTACTAAAGAAGTTGGAGAAGATATAGTAATTGGATACACAACAGCTATGAAATCTGACATACCTACTAGATATTTAGACCCAATTAAGGTAAAAGGTAAGAAAGACGAGATAATTATATACACAATTACGTAAATCCTTTAAGACAAACGGAGAGCTTGTGTATTTAAAAGTTGTACAATCTGAAGCAAGTGTATTAAGTATTAGTAGATATGTCAATACACGTAGCCTCATGATGTCAATTTTCTTTAATCTGTGAATTTCCTAGCATTTAAGTTAGCTTCGATATAATTATGTACTTCATCTAGTTTTTTAGTAGCTTCTCTTATAACTGTCTGTAATGTAGCATATTCTTCTACACTAAAATACTTTTTAAGTTCTCTTATATCTGTTGAAGTTCTTTCAGTAATTAAATTACCTGCTCTATTATATAGTAATTCATAACCTAGAAGTTTTGCTTCTTCTCTTTTGGTTCTCATTTCTCTATCTCCGTAAAAGTAATAGAGTCTTGCTTACCACGAAGACCTGCTTTCATATATGTTGTAGCTCTACCTTCAAAGAAGTTCTGATGTTCCACGCCCATAACTTCATCAATCCATCCTAGTGGATTTTCTTTTTGGTCATAATTAGTTTTAAGTCCTAGCTGTAGTAATCTTCTGTCAGCTATGTATCTATTGTAAGCATACATATCTTTCTTGGTTAGTCCTTGCAAGTCTCCCATCTCAAAAACTAAATCTAAAAACTTATCTTCAAGCTCTACCATGTGTCTACATATTTGATATAGCTCTGCTTTAAAATCATCTGTCCATATTTCTATGTTCTCTTGAATAAACTCTCTAAATAACTTTGTCATTGCTTCAACGTGCATAGACTCATCACGTATAGAGTAAGTAACTATCTGTCCCATACCTTTCATTTTACCGAACCTTGGAAAGTTTAATAAGATTGCAAAGCTACTGAACAACTGTAGTCCTTCTGTAAAAGCTGAATAGACTGCTAAAGTTTTTGCAATAGTTTTCTTGTCAGATTTTAAAGGCTTAAACTCCCCAACGTAATCGTGTTTGTTAGCCATCTCTTCATACTCCGAGAAAGCTTTGTATTCTATTTCAGGCATACCGACTGTATCTAACAGTAAGCTGTAAGCATCTTGGTGTATTGATTCCATGTTAGCAAAGGATGACATCATCATTCTTGCTTCAGGTTTTTTAAAGATAGGCATGTACTTATCTATGTAGCCTGAAGCTACGTCAACATCGGACTGTGTGAACAGTCGGAAAATTTGTGTAAGTAAATGTTTTTCTTCAGTTGTCACATCCTGCCAATCTTTTACATCTGTATGCAAAGGAACTGATTCAGGCATCCAATGCATTTGATTTTGTAGTTTATAATACTCATACATCCATGGATATTCAAACGGTTTATAATAATCTCTAGTTGCTAATAAGCTCATAATTTTTCCTTATCCTTCACAGGCGATACATTCCACATCATCTAAACGAATCCTTGGAACTTTTGTGTTTACATTCTCTACATTTCTTGCTGCATTAGTTCTAAAGTAATACAACGATTTTAATTTATTCATACCATACCAATGTACATCATTCACATATTGCATGTATTCATCATGCACTTCTTGTGGTTCTGTACTTTTAGGTAAAGTAAAAAATAGGTTGACAGATTGTGCTTGACACACAAACTCCTGTCGTTTAGAAGCATGTTCTATAATCCATATTTGGTTTATTTCATTTGCTGTTTTAAATATTTCTTTTTCATCATCAGTAAGAATATCTAAGTGTTGGACTGAACCTTCGTTGGCTGATATATCTTTCCAAACTTTATCTAACTCTTTTCCTTTTAATCCTTTAGCTTTAAGAACCTTTTCAAGATACTTGTTCTTAACTTGGTAAGAGCCGGATAAGGTTTTGTGAGTATAGCAATTAGCCCTATAAGGCTCAATACTAGGGGAAGTACCACTACATATAATCCCACTACTAGCATTAGGAGCAATAGCCATAAGGTTAGCGTTACGCTTCCCCGACCCATGGATATCAGGAGCTTCCCCACGTTCAATAGCCAATTCTTTAGTAGCTTGTTTTGCTTTAGAGTTGATGTAAAGAAATGCTTTATAGTTGAAGCCAGTTGCATAGATACCTTCAAAAGGTATGTTCCTAGATTGGAGATATGCATGGAAGCCCATTGCACCCAACCCCAAGCTTCTCTCTCTATACGCCGAATACGCAGACTTAGTATATCCTTCTTTACCTTCTCTAACATATTTTTGAAATCTTTTAAAATTTGCACTATACTCTCCTAACTGTGTTGTGTCTATTGCATTGTCAATATAATGTTGTAGTATATTGTCAAGCATGGTTATTAAATCTTGTATAAAGTTATCATCCTTTGACCACTTATCAAAGTGTTCTAAGTTGACAGAAGATAAACAACATACTGCTGTTCTTTCTTCATCAGTTGGTAATGTAATCTCAGAACATAAATTACTTTGTCTTATTTTTAATCCTAAATCTTTTTGTGCTTTAGGTAAAGCTTCGTTACAAGTATCTATGTTTACCATGTAAGGCTCACCTGTTTCTGCTCTAGCATGAATGATTTGCCACCATAAGTCTCTAGCATTAACTATCTTAACAGCTTCATTAGTTTTAGGGTCAATCAATCTCCAATCATCATCAGTCTCTACAGCTTTAAGAAAAGCATTAGTAATGTTAATACCATTGTGAAGATTAAGATTCTTTCTGTTGATATCTCCACCCGATTCTTTTCTCATGTTTATAAACTCTTCAATCTCAGGATGGCTTATATCCATGTAAGCTGCATAGCTTCCACGTCTTGTTGTGCCTTGATTAAAGGCTAACATCTGTGAGTCTACAACGTGGATGAAAGGAATGCTTCCAGTAGAACGACTGCCATGAGTAGTTGAAATACCGTTGCTCCTAATATCGCCCCAATATCCACCGATGCCTCCACCTGAACTTGCCAACCATATATTCTCATCATAGTGAGCAGATAAACCACTCCTACTGTCAGGAACATAATTGAGGAAGCAACTGATAGGAAGCCCACGACTTGTACCCCCGTTACTAAGTATAGGAGTGCTGAACATGAACCAACGAGAGGAAGAGTAGTTGTAAAGTCTTTGAGCCAGTTCAAAATCTGTCTCGCCTTTGTATGTGGCTCCGAAGACCGAGGCTCTTGCGAATGCTTCTTGTGCATGTGTTTCTCCTTCCCAAAAATATCTATCTTTGAGTGTATCTAAACTAAATTTATCAAATGTTTTTTCTTTGTCGTAGTTTATTTCAATTCCTAAGTAAGGCTTAGTTCCTATTTTATCTTCAACCATTATCTTGTTCCTTGTTGTTTACGTAAATGGCTATTATAGCATAATGTATAATTTTATACAAGTCTAAATTGTTCTTTCCATCCTTCTTTCCAAACCTCATAGCATACTTCATAATGTTTCCAAGACAGAATCCTTCTCCATATCCTGAATCAATTATCATATCTGTTGCTTGATACTTACCATTGGCATAGTGTTGGTCATACGTGTTACCTACATAAGCTTTTAGTTCGTTTAATATTTTATCTTCGTTGAATTTATAATTCACTGCTTCTCCACTCCTTTGGTAAACTCTCTTCGTTATACCATGTAAAATTATTTTTCTCTGCCCATTCAGCATGAGTTCTTTTAGTTCCATCTTTTCTTTTTTTTGCTTGAGGCATAGGTGCAAAAGGTTTTTGAAATAAAAATACTAATTCATAATCTTCAGGCAAAGCCTCCCTTATATGTATGTACTTACTAAACTCTGCGTAATCCCAAAACCTACCTTTAGCTTCAATTAAAATAGTTTTGTTATCTATTATCTTAACAAAGTCAGGCTCATACTTATGCTTAACAATATAGTCTATGTTATCCCAATGATGTTTCCAATC